CTCGGATTTTGGTGATGTTTCCCCATTCCTGAGGGATATCCTGCAGGTGTTTCGTACTTTTTCGGCTGTGTCCGGTAGGAGGTAATCGTGGTTTTCATTCGTTCTGCTTACAACTATGATCGTGATGAGGCGTCGGCGTCTGCGGCTTTGTTTTGCCCTCCGGAGGAGGGGAAGACGCAGCAACAGTTTAAGGAGGAGTGCGATATCAATACGATCGTGCGTCGTTTTGGTCTGACGGGTAAGGTGCCCGTCGGTTTCAAGATGCCTCAAGTTGGTGATTTCACTGCCGTGTACGATTTCCAATCGGCTATGAATATGGTGGTGCAGGCCCAGGACACGTTCTTGCAGGTTCCTGGCGAGATTCGTGCGCGGTTCGGTCACGATCCGCAAGCGTTCATGTCTTGGCTGGGCAACCCTGAGAACCGTGCGGAGGCGACGAAGCTGGGGTTCTTCAAGGAGCCGGATCTGGCGCGCTCCGAGTAGGTTGCCTGTGGTGGGTGTTGAGGGGGCTTGTGCCCCCTCTTTTTTTGTGGTACGCTGTGCGTGCCGCGTGTGCGGTGTTGGAGGTTTTTATATGTTTGTTGTTTCTGTTCATGACTCCGCGTTGGATGCCTTTGGGCGTCCGTTTTTTGTTCAGACGACGGCGCAAGCCGTTCGGTCGTTCACCGATGAGGTGAACCGTGATTCGTCTGAGAATCCGTTGTTTGTTCATCCTGAAGATTTCGAGCTGCATGTGGTGGCTCGGTGGGAAGAGCAGTCCGGTACTTTCCAGAATTGGGAAGACGGGACTTCTCTGCTTGTTCGTGCTAAGGATGTTTCCCGTAAGGAGCAAAAGTGATGGCTGATCGGACTGTGATGACCGTTTTGCGTGAGATTGCGACTGTCAAGGCGCAGGTGAAGGAGCCAGTCCTCCTGGCGACGTTGCTCGGCCCTCTAGAGGCTGAGCTTTCAGCGAGAGCTAAAGCTTTCGCTGGTCAGGGTGCTTTGCCCCTGGATCCGACGGACCCCTCTAAGACGGCCAAGAAGTAAGCCATGCGGGCGCGTGCGCGAGTAACGTGCGTGCGCCTGGAGGCTGTTTCCTGTAGGCCGTATTTGCGGTCGTCGGGTTCTGGCGCTGGTCCTTGTGTCCATGCGCTAAGTTCTTCCGATGCCTGGAAGGCCATCGGAGAGTGCCCCCCGGTGAGGCGTACAGCCCTGCTGGGGGGCTTTTGCACAGTCATACCTTGTAGTCAACTGTGCTAGGTGACACTGCTTGCAGTTCACCGTTTTTGGGACTACTCTGGAGTCCCTTTCATCCTCAAGGAGTTGCTATGAAGCGTCGTAAGTTCGTCAACAAGGGCCGTTCTGCGGCCCATTTCCGTTCCCAGGTAGGCAAGACCAAGCTTCCGAACATGAAGGCCGTTTCCCGCGGTGGGATCCGGCTCTGAGGGTTCATGCCGTGCTATCACCCGTTGAAGGCCTACCGGACCTCGACGGGTGTTTGCTTTTCTGCGCTCGGTCGTTTCGACATCGTGGGCGATATCGAGCTTCCCTGTGGCCGTTGTATCGGCTGTCGTATGCGTCGTGCTTCTGATTGGGAGCTGCGTGTCATGCATGAGGCTTCGCTACATGAGCGAAGCTGTTTCGTGACGCTGACCTATGGCCCTGGCAAGTTGCCCCCGCATGGGTCGTTGTGCCACAGGGATTTTCAACTGTTCATGAAGTCGCTACGGCGCTGGGCTAAGAAGCCGGTGCGTTTTTATATGTGCGGCGAGTATGGGCCGCTAAATGGGAGGCCTCATTACCATGCATGTCTCTTTGGAGTGGATTTTGATGATTCTGTCCTGGCTGGTCGCTCTGGTTCTGGAAACGATTTCCGGACCTCTGCTACGTTGAGTAGGTTGTGGCCTCATGGTACGGCTACCGTTCAGGTGCTGGTGCGTGAGACTGCGTCTTATTGTGCTAGGTACATCATGAAGAAGGTTTTAGGCGATGGTGCTGAAGCTGCGTATACGCGGATAGATTCGGATGGTGTGATGCATTCGATTAAGCCTGAATATGCGGCCATGTCTCTTAAACCTGGGATTGGAGCAGGATGGTATGCTAAGTTTGGTTCGGATGTTTTTCCGGGCGACCGTGTGGTCGCTAATGGTGTTGAGCGTCGGGTTCCTCGTTATTACGATAAGCTGGCGGTTCGTGCTGGCGTTGATCTTGACGGCGTTGAATATGCCCGTGTAGTGCGGGCTAGGGCGACGATTCCGGATTCCACTCCGGAGCGTCTCGAGGTGCGCGAGAAAGTACATTCCGCGCGTGTTTCTAAACTGGTAAGAGGTGATATATGAGTTTTCACAATAGGTCGGTGCAGGCGCACCAGTTTTCGATGGTGCCCCGAGCGGATATTCCGCGTGCTGCGTTTAACATTGATTTCACGCATAAGACGACGTTCGATGCAGGGTGGTTGATCCCTGTCATGTGTGAGGAGATCCTCCCGGGTGATTCGATGCGGATCAATATGACGGCGTTCGCGCGGTTGGCGACGCCGATTTTCCCGCTGATGGATAATCTTCATTTGGATTCGTTCTTTTTCTTCGTGCCTAATCGTCTGCTGTGGCAGAATTGGAAGAAGTTCCAGGGTGAGCAGGCGAACCCTGGGGATTCGACTTCGTATGTGGTGCCGATTATTCAGTCTAACGCCGGTGGTTTTCCTGTTGGCAGTCTGGCTGATTATTTTGGTCTTCCGACGGTTGGGCAGGTTGATCCTGCCGGTGTTGTGTCTGTGAATGTGTTGCCGTTCCGTGCGTATAATCTGATTTATAACGAATGGTTCCGCGATCAGAATTTGCAGAATAGCGCCGCCCAGGCGGTTGGTGATTCGGATACGGTCGGGCTTGCCAGCTACCCGTTGCGACGTCGTGGCAAGCGTCCGGACTATTTCACGTCGGCCCTGCCTTGGCCTCAGAAAGGCGAGAGCGTGCCTCTGCCGCTCGGTACTACCGCGCCCGTCATTTCGGCGTCGGATGGGTATCCTACGTTCCACCATGGTCCGTCGACTGGTGAGTCGTTTTTCATGATTCCTGCCGTTCAGAATGTGCAGATGTTGACCCCTTCGCAGTCTGGCAACGAAGCGATTGGCTGGGATGATCCCAAGCTCCAGGCGGATCTGACTGAAGCCACGGCGGCGACGATCAATGCGTTGCGGCAGTCCTTCCAGGTGCAAAAGCTCCTTGAGCGTGATGCCCGTGGCGGTACTCGGTACACTGAGATCATTCGTGCTCATTTTGGTGTGTTGTCGCCGGACGCTCGCCTTCAGCGTCCTGAGTATTTGGGCGGCAGCTCCTCTCCGCTCACTTTGACCCCTGTTCCTCAGACCTCTGGGACTGGTACTTCGACTGATACGCCGCAGGGTAACCTCGCGGCCATGGGCACGGTGGTTTCTCGTGCCAACATTTCTCAGTCGTTTACTGAACATGGGTATTTGATTGGTCTTGTTTCGGTTCGTGCTGATTTGACCTATCAGCAGGGTGTGCGTCGTCACTGGAATAGGTCCACCCGGTACGATTATTATTTCCCTGCGTTCGCTATGCTCGGTGAGCAGGCGATTCTCAATCGGGAGATTTATTGCACTGGCACTGCGGAAGATGACAACGTTTTTGGTTATCAGGAGCGTTGGAGTGAGTATCGGTATGCTCCGTCGCAGATTACGGGCCTGTTCCGTTCCACGGCGGTGAATACGTTGGATGCTTGGCATTTGGCGCAGAATTTTTCTGCGCTTCCGGTGCTCGGTGATACGTTCATTCAGGAGACGCCGCCTCTTGAGCGTATCCTGGCGGTCGGTTCGGAGGCTGGCGGCGCTCAGTTCATTTTCGATTCGGTGTTCAAGATTCGCGCCGTTCGTCCGATGCCTGTGTACTCCGTCCCTGGCCTTATCGATCACTTCTAGGAGTGGTGTATGTGGCAATACATTATTCCTGCTGCTGCTTCTTTGATTTCTACGGCGATGACAAATCGCTCGAACAAAAAGCAGGCTGAGTCTCAGACTGAGTTTCAGCGCGATATGTCGAACACTGCCTATCAACGGCAGGTGGCTGACATGCAGGCTGCGGGTATTTCTCCTGTCCTCTCGGCTAAGATGGGTGGCGCCTCGACCCCCGTTGGAGCTAAAGCGGAAATTGAGAATCCTGTCGGTCCCGCGGTCGCGTCTGCCGGCCAGGCGATGGGCGTTATGACTGGCCTGGCGCAGATTGAGCAGTCTAAGGCGTCGGCGCAGCAGTCCATTGCTGCGGCTAAGAAGCTGGAGTCTGAGACGATGGATGAGACCCTAAACTCCGCGCTCCTGGCGGCGCGGATTCGTAAGGAGCAGGGTCTAGGTGATTCGGCTAAGGCGCGTGGTTATGTCGATGATTCTCTGAGGGCCTATGAGATTCAGCGCGGTATTGCCAATGCTGAGAGTGCGCAGTCTGCTGCGCAGCTGGCGCGTGCGTCCTGGCAGGATAGGGCGCGTGATGTGAAGTTTGGTGCTGACCTGAAAGGGTTGGATATCAATCGTGCCAAAGCCGAGTCTAAGTTCTGGGGCTCGGATTTTGGTGATGTTTCCCCATTCCTGAGGGATATCCTGCAGGTGTTTCGTACTTTTTCGGCTGTGTCCGGTAGGAGGTAATCGTGGTTTTCATT